ATAAGAGCTTCTGTAATCTTACGGCCTGTGCTGGTTTTGATTGACTTGTTACCAACTTTAACTATTGCTTCACCACCACCATGATATGTTGATTTGATTGGCATATCATTTGGGTTATCCTGAGATCTCCAAGTTTGAACACGGTTAGCATCACCATCAGTAATCGTTACAAAGTTAAACTTTTGAATAGCGTTCTTCTTAATAAACTTTTTAACTAGATCATTCGAAACCATCAAAGCTTGATTTAGTGGAGTGGAACCAAACTCTTCGTATTTTGAAGTGTAGAGTCTGTAGTTAAATATGTACTCTTTATGGTGATCATTACCATATTCGATCAAACCTTTAGTAAATACACGAAGAGCTAGATTGTACATTGCTTCTTCATAATCTTTCTTTTTAAGATCAGAGCTTACTAGTTCAACCATTGCCAACTCTTGAGCATCCATTGCACCATTACGAATACTGACATATTCTGATGTGGTTGTAAATGCATAAACTTTGAAAGGAATATTGACTGCTTTACAGAATGATACCATGTGCATTGTTTGTTGGATAACATTACCAATGACATCATACATAGAACCAGAGTAATCAACAAGAAGCATTAGACCATGATTTTTAGCATCAGCCATGTTAGTTACTCGAGCAAAGATGTCTTCATTATATTTGTATGAATGAAGCTGATCAACATTAATAGAACCGGTCTTTGCTTCTGAAGCACGCTGCCATTGGAATGCAGCTTTCTTCATTTCAAACTCTTTGACTGCAGGTTGTACTGCTTTCTTTACTTCTTTAATATATTTTGTACAATGGCTTCGAATATCGTATCTAGCTTCAAGATCTTTCCAATTGTTGCTTGGCTGACCAATCGTTTCAGCTCGTGATTCAGCTAGCTTAGCATAAGGAATAACCATTTGGTCTCTTTGCTTTTGATCGTAATCATTAATAAACAATGTTTGATTACCGTTCTCATCTGCATCTAAAAGCTTTTCTTCGTTTGATCTGAACATTTGGTCTGTTTCAGAGATTTCTTCTTCACCAGTATGCTCAGGCTCACGCGAGACAATTTTAGTTTGGCTTTCCGGATCTTCTTCTTCCTGAAGTTCCTCATCATCTTCTATTGACTCCACATTAGATTCTTCATCTTCACCATCTTCGCTTTGATCTGATTCTGAAATATCATCGTTATTCTCATCAGATGAATCCATTGGCTGATCATCTTCGTTAGGCGTATATTCTTCATCACCTTTCTTTTCGTTTTGTTCCTGAGTGTATGCAAGGATCTTCTTTACAACAGTACAAACATCAGAGAACGTTTGAGTATTCATTGTTTCATAGTATAACTGCATTTCTTCATCGTTGAAGTCAATATCAATTAGATCAGCAAGTTTAGCTTTTAGATTGATCTTATCGATTAGCTTTAAGGAATCAGTTCGACTTGCAATATCATCACCGAATAAACCAGAATCAAACAACTTTCTGTAACCAGTTTTAAAGGTACGAATAAGACCAGGATATGTTTCACGTATCTTTCTTTCAATACGAGCATCTTCGACTACATTGATATAGTCACGAGGACAACCTTTAATCTCTTCGTTTGAGCTATGGATACCTTCATAAGGAGTGTATAAAGCATGACCTACTTCATGACCAACCAATAGATCGTAAACATCTTTACCATGATCTTTCCAGATAGGAAGACCAAGTACACGATTCTTTACATCGAACCAAGCGGTCTTGTAATTACCGTGTTCTACAGTAAGATTCTCTTTGGCGAGTAGCTTAGCTAACATTGGATTTACTTGATGCATGGATGTGCTCCTTGATAATATAGGTATATTATATCATAGAAGCACATTGGAGTACAACGTTTTTACTGTATAAGTGTGACTCGTTTCGAAATAATAGTCACGTCATTTCACTTTTGAGAAGTTTCTTTCCTTAATAAACTCGATTTTCGACCTGAATTTGTTCTCTAGGACGTCTCCTTTGTGAGAAATAATAAAGACATTTGAGCCATCTTCAAGAGTATCTAGGATCTTCGTAAGAGAATCTACACCATCTACATCAAGACTACTATCGAATGTTTCATCAAGAATCAATAGATTAGTAGCTGCAGAGTTCTTCATCTTAGCAACCTGTCTCCAAGTAAATAGTAGAGACAAATCGATTCTTTGCTTCTCACCTTCAGAGAAAGATGAATAGTTAAATGCATCTCTGTGACGTGATTTGATTGTCTCATTAAAGCTTTCATCTAAATGGAATGCTACAAAGAAGTCCAACACCTGTAGATACTGGTTAATCATCTTATTCATTACAGGTAGATACTGTTTGATCACTTTGGTTTTGATACCAGTATCTTTTAGCATTTCACCAATGACTTCATTATATGTACGCTCTTCAAGGTACTTTAGTTTACGTTCATTCAATGAATCCTTTGACTCACGGAATCCTTCAAACTCTACCTTTGCATTCTTAAGATCACCACTCTGCCCAGATAGTGAATTGATTTCCTTTTGAGTCTTATCAACTTCACCTTGTAAAACAGAGATCTTTTCATTATTAGAAAGAATCTGACCTTGTTTTTCTTTTAGTTCATTAAGACTATCTAGCACTGTACTAATAGAGGCATTTAAATCTTTCATTGCAACTGCGGCTTTTACTTTATCATCCTGAATTCGAATTGCATTCTGTCTAAGCTCTTCTTGCTTCTCTGTTTTCTTTTCTTTGCTTATGACTTGGTCACATGTAGGACAATCATCATGTTCTTCATAGAACTTCGAAGTCTTTACAAGCTGAGTGATATCGTTATTGTATTGCATGTCTTTAGTCTTTAATTGCAATAACTGATCATTAAGTTTGCTATAAGATGAATCGTCTTCAGCGATTAGCGTAGTAAGACCATCACCTAAGTCTCTTGATTCAGCAAAGATTTGATCTATAACCTTTTTATGATCACGAATTGTTTTACGCTTACCATCGATTTGATCTTCATTTAACGATTCGAGGTTCTTGATATACTTATTCTGCGTATCAATCTTACCGTTAATCAATTGAATCTGATATGATAGATCCTTAATCTCTTCTTTGATCTTACCATTACGTTCTTTCAATAAACCATTCATCTTACTGAAGATGTTAATATCCAATAAGTCTTCGATTACTTCTCTACGTGAATGTGAAGGTAGTTGCATAAAAGGAATAAACGAACTAGAACCGAGTACAACTACTTGGTGAAATGATTTATGATTTAACTTAAGAATGTTTTGCTCTAAGAACTTCTGATAATCCCTTGCACTTGATGATTGATTAATAAGATTACCATTCTGATAGATTTCGAATTTACCTGGCTTGATAGCTCGATGAATCTTAAACTCAGATGAACCAATCTTAAACTCTACCTCAACAACACAATGCTTCTTATTAATAGAGTTAATCAGCTGATCTTTCTTAATATCACGATGTGACTTACCAAAGAGACCAAAAGATAATGCATCAAGTAAGGTAGACTTACCTGCACCATTTTGACCAACGATTAGAGTTGTTGGACTTCTATCGAATTGAATCTCTGTAAATTCATTACCAGTCGATAGAAAGTTCTTCCATCTACATAATTTAAAGTGTATCATACAACCTCAAGGTTTTGAGCTTCAGTATATAACTCCCGTAGCTTCATTTTAATATTATCTTTGTCAAGATCCGTTTCAACCGCATCAACATACGTATCGAGTAAGTCCTTTGTATCTTCTAAGGAAACCTTATCATCATCTACGCTAGAACCTACAAACTCTTCAAAGTTCTCAGCAATTTTCAATTCATACGTTTCAACACTCTGTAGCCTATCAATAAACTTATCAAACTGATACAGGTCTGTCTTATTGACAACCAGTACTTTAATGAACTTGTGTTTATATTGCTCTACATCTATACTATTATAATCTATTTTCTCGTCATTGTACACTATTTTTTCAAACATTGTAATAGGATTACGTACGGGGGTGAGCTCTCTTGTTTCAGTATCAAGTATGTGGAAGAACTTAGGATCATCAACATCACTCCAAGTAAACTCCATCTGAGAACCAAGATAGTGAACATTACCTTTACTTGATTTGGTATGGAAGTGACCCGACATAACTGTTTCGAAACGTTTAAATAGATCTGCTGTCATACCGTGTGGATTAGGCATGCCTTTGTACATATCAAATCCTAGTAGCTCAAGGTGAGCACCAAGGAATGGAGCTTTACAATTAGCAATAAAGTCTGTATACTCTTTATAGTTAGCATTATTAATCCATGGAACAACAGCTACGCCTAGACCATCATAGTCTAGAACTGTTGGCTTCATTATAATATTAACATTGGAAGTAAAATATCCGAGCAACTCTTTGAGGCTACACAACTCATTAGTATTTTTATAGAACACATCATGATTGCCAGGAATAATATCCATAGTAATATTATTATCCCGAAGAGGTTCCAAGAAAACTTTACGATTCTGATTAAGTGCTTTAAAATTGACAAACTTTCGATGCTCATAGTAATCACCAAGGTGAAGTATGTTTTTAATATTATGTTCTTTTAAATAAGGAAAGAAGATCTCAGAATAGAATCGTTCTTGGTAGTTTAAAAATATATCAGAGGAGTTACGTACACCACAATGTGTATCATTCAATATAGCTACTTTCATTGATCTTTATACTCGTCTAGTTTATGTGATTCTAAAAACGTATCCCATAATTTCTCAAATCGCATAGCATATAGCTCTTTAATTCCTATCAACCCATTTGCTATTCTATCACATGTTTCTGGTGAGATATCATCAAACTTTGGGTTATCCAGTATTGTTTCCATTAATAGATCAACATCATCTACTACAGACCAACAATTCATTATATCATGTTCTAAATCAAATCTATCTTTCATAATAATTCTCTCTTTAAGCCAAGTAAACAATTAAATCACAAAACAAACTGAAGCCGTAGAATAACACAAAGCCCCATGTAACGTAAGCAAAACAATAAATAATATCGTCAATCATAATCTATACCATAAATAATTCTAGCTTTTTAGCCTTGGCAGCTGCTTTCTCTTCCTTAGCAAACTGTTTAACTGCTTCATCTTTAGTCTTAATAAGATCAATACGACTCTTAAGCTGATCAACATAAGCTCTTGTATCAGATGCTGCTTGTGCATCCATTCCCATCTCCATGAAGTCTTCTACACCCATACGTTCAATGAATCGATGCTTTATATCTTGTTGCTTCTTTTCTTTTGTGATACGTCGAATGAATGCAAAGAAACAAATCTGAGTAAAGTAAGAGAATGCATTAGGATTACCAGTACGAGTAGCAGTTTCAATCTTATAGTTACGAATAGCTCTTAGACAGTTTTCAACCGCATCCATTACCATTTCATCTCTATAAGTGTACCGAACAAAGTTCGGTCTGTGAGACAGTCCTTCGGATATCTTCATAAAGCATGTAGCAATATAATCAGTTACTTTTGGGGGTGTTTCATTTTTTCCTTCAGCATCATTAACTGACTTAACATAGTCAACAACAGCATAAGAAAACTCTTTGTTGTTTACGTAGTGTGGTTTTTCTCTTGGTTTTAGTTTTTTAGTCATGTATTGTTCTCCATAATATGTATATTATAACACAGTTTCTAGAGAATGTACACTGTTAAAATAATTAAAATAAAGGTGTACATATGAGTGATTATGTGTTATAATAATATAGATCCCGGGGAGGGCAGGGGTATACTATATTATTTAATGTACTGTTTCAGGTTTATCAGGTACTAAAGTAGGAAGATCATCGTCATCATCAATATCATCTGTAACAGGTGTTTCATCTAAAGCCAATGCAAACTTAATGTATGTTTCTTTAATGTTATTAGCAACAGATGCATGTGCAACTACCATCGATTTATCGATGGTGAACGTATTACTTAAAGAAAGATCGAACCAAGGTACTAACTGATATGCATCATGTTTATACTGATTCACTTCAACTTTAAAAGGTCTATCTACGATAAAGTTACCTGTGTTATCATTTGCAACTAAACCAATAATCTCATCACCATTCATGAGTTTAAACTGTCGTATCTGAAGCTCTTCTATTTCACTCATATCTTTATCTCGTATACCTTGTATTTGAATTTCTCTTTATTATATATCTTAATTCTTTCAGCCGCATGATTTAACGTATAATTCTTTGAACTTTTCCAATGTAAATCATCAGCTATATCGTATACCTTTGTAGCTTTACCGTCAGTCGACTTACGTAATCCTCTACCAATTGATTGAAGTACTCTAACCTGAGACTTCGATGGTGATGCAAAGATTATGTTGTTTAGTCTTTTTATATTTATACCTGTAGAAAACGTACCAACCGAAGCCACAATAATTGCATCTGATTCACCTTCAGTAATAGCTCGTATATTCTCTCTATCATCTACTCCTGTTTCACCGGATACATAAAACAGTTTACGATTTGTTCTACCCATTTCTTCTAACTTCTTCGTTAACATATCATGTAATGGTTTACCATGCTTATCAACATACTGGAATAGAATAAGAGTATTACCATCTTGATCTAAAGCAAGGTTCGATATAAACTGATTACGAGGATCATGCCTTACAATAAAGTCCATCTCTTCCTGATACTTCACCTTTGAAATCTGTTTACAATATTCATCAGCATACTTAAGTAGTAATACTGATACATCTAAATCAGCTAAATCTTTCGAATCAATCAAAGCTTTAGTAGTAGTTACTTTATGTACTGGACCGAACAAACCTTCTAATACGAGCTGGTGTGTCTGTGTTCCATCCAATGTGCCAGTTGTGCCAATTCTATATTTGGCATTACAGCACTTCTCAAGTATTGCAGTTAATGACTTAGCTTTAAAGTTATGTGCTTCATCACCTATGACCATACCATAGTCAGCAAACCATGGAGCACGTTCTTTATATATCGACTGCCATGTACTAATTACTACCCGTTGTTTTATATCATACTTCTCTTTACCACCATAAATCCTATGACAATCCTCTTCTACATTCCATTCGTCGTATTGACTATAATCACCAAAATCAGAATACATTTGTTCTACGAGAGAAGTAGTCGGTACAATCAATAGGATATTACCTTCATCATATGTACTCAGATAATATCGAATAGCCATGTATATAATCAAAGACTTACCAGATGCAGTCGGAGAAAGTAACAACGATTGTCTATTACTTAATGCATGATGTACTGCCTCTTGCTGATATCCTCTTGCTTCAATCTTATTACCACCGGCAGTTAAATGTAACTCATCTAATAATGCAGGTACATCTATATTCTCTGTTATATCTGGGCGACCATAGTGATGGCTATCTTCAACTTCTATTTCATAATCGCGTGATGCGGCAAACTCACTAAGGTATTTAAATAACCCAGTATATAGTAGCTTTTTACGAACATCGAATAATCGTATCTTACCGTCCCACATGCGATTCTTATATGCAGGCATAAACTTATATCCTGGCACATAAAAGCAAAAATGATCAGCTAATTCCATCTCAATACCAGCATCAGTCTGTATATTGAGAAATACATGATTAGCTTTAGATACTATAATCTTATCCATTATACTCCACTCGTGAACTTTCTCCACTCAATCATATTCTTAATGTTTTGATGGCGCCACTTAATATTCTCTAATATTTCCTTTAGAGTCTTATCAAGTTCTTCGAGGTATTCGATTTTCGATTGTGCTTCTTGTATGACAGGATCAGAGTCATAGAATTTATCCATGTCTCCTTTGAGTACAGTAAGACCACCAAGAGGATCATAGTCCCAACCAAGATCATCCATCTCTTGCTTAGATAGTTTACCGTTATAGTGTAACCACTTATTTTTGAGCAATACTTTAAACTCAGCTTCACGCCGTCTTAACGTAAGCTTATTAATGCTCATAAGTTCTAGGTATTTACCATGAAGTTTAGCAGATTCACGAGATGCTTCATCTAACTGCATTTCATCTATCTCGCAATCTTTCTGCCACATTTCTAGAATGGACTTTAAATCAATCATATAGTTGTAACCTTATCAATCAGTATTATAATTATATATATGCTTATTTTATTTGGAAGTATGAGTACTTAAATGTTACTTCAGCAGTAATATACTCAACATCACTTGCAGTATCAAATTGTAAACCAGATAACGCAGTGGGGAATATGTCTTTAAATTCTATCTCTTTTGATTTATTATTATGAGAGTTGAGTACAATCAGAGTTGCATCTGACATAACTTCACTCATCTCTACTGTGCCATTTACAATATCATGCATCCAATTAAATGTTTCAATGAAGTTTTCCATGTTCTCAGTTACATTAAATCTTACTGTCAAATCTTCAAAGTTGATTCGATCACCGACAAATCCAATGTTAGCACCTTTATATGGAACAGGAGCTTCAGTCATACTGATTCCTGGTAAGCTTGCTGCCGTACAGAAGTACTCAAGATTAGGATACTTATTGTAATCAATCTTTAACGCAAAGCCCGTAGGACTTAGAAAGTTTTTATTAGTTGTCACTGCCATAATTTATCTCCGTTATATCTTTATTTATACGCAAAAAAAGAGGGATCCGAAGATCCCCCTTTAATTTTACTTCGAAGAAGTTATTCTTAATTATACACCAAGAATAAAGTTACGACGGAAGTAAGGGTTAGTACCAGCAGTACCACGACCAGTTCCAGTTCCAGAGAATGGATTCTGTTGTAGACCGTAACGAGTCTTGAAACCAACTTTAGGTTGGAAGTCTTCAGCGTTAACAGCTTTCATCATAGTTAATGGTACATATGGGCAGTAGAATAGACCTGCGTCATAAGTGTTAGTACCTTTATAACCAACAGTAGCATAGTCACGGAATGCATAAGGATCAACATATACTTTCATGCCGTTCTTAAGAGTACCAGCGAAAGTGTTACCAGCGTTATCAACAGCTAGAGAAGGAGTGTCTTGAGCTGAACCATAAGCCATAGAACCAGCAGCAGATAGAGCAGCAGCTACTGAACTTGAGCAGATGATATAGTTACCTTTACCACGACGAGTTTCCTTAGCAATGATATTAGCTTCTTGTTCTAGACGGAAAGCTAGACCTTGGAACTTCTCAGCTTGCCAACGGCCTTCACCAACATCAAGAGCAGTAGCAGTATTAAGAGTACCTTTGACAGTACCTGTAGTACCTACTTTAGCAAGTTCGTTAATGCTCTTGATAACTTCACGGTTGATTTCACCAAGAATTTCAGCAGAAAGGATATTAGCCAATTCAGCTTCAGCGTCTAGACCGTGTACAGCTTTAAGGTCTTGAGCCAATTCCATAGTGTATTCAGCCTGTAGTACACGAGTTTTAGCTTCTACAGTTACTTTTTCAACAGTGAAACCCATTGAAGCAGGAGCACCATCTTCACCAGCAGCTGTAGCTTTACCAGTACCAGTTGAACCAACAAAGATTACTGTAGCAGTACCATTACCAACACCAGCACCAGTACCAGAAGTAATTTCGATAATATCACCAACGGCAGGAATAGCTGTTGCTGTACCGTCACCACCAAATGAACTCCATTGTGCTGCTGTAGTAGAACCAGAAGCTGGAGCAGTTAGAACTTGGTATACGTCGCCTACTTTAGCCTGGGCTGCACCAGAGGTAAAAGTAGAAAGAGCTACACCAGTATTATCAGTAGCACCATCAGCATGAGTACCAGCACCTGAGAAATCAGTATCTGCTTCGTCGAATAGAGCTTCAGCATCAGCAGTAGTAACAGCGCCATCGGCATAACGTGATTTCATCGCGAAGATAAGACCAGTTGGACCAGACATTGGCTGTACACCAGCTACATCATAAGCAATAAGGTTAGGCATTGCACGACGTACTAATGAAATCAATACTGGATCTGGGTTAGCAGCAGAAGCAGTAGTAGTACCTGCAAGTGCTTCGTTAATTGAATAAGAAGATTGAGCATGTTCTTGACGAAGAGCTTCTTCAGTGTTTTCTAAAAGACGCGCAGTTGTTGCACGCTTGTGAGAGTCTTCGATAATTGGTGCACTTTCGTGATCCAATACGGGACCCCATTTTTCCATAAGGGCTTGATCTGATTTAAACATTTTAGTTTCTCCTATTAATGTTTATTTTAAAAAAAAATAGTTTTACAGCTTACTTAAATACGTGTGAACTAAGTGCTGAGGTGTATCTTGACATTGAATCAGAAGTGTGCTCAGTAAGAGCTTGATCTGTTCCAACAACTTTATCAACTTCTGATTCTGATTCAACAGACTCTTTCATGAAGTAAGATTCTTTGATAGTTTTCACTTTCATTTCGAAAGATTCAACATCGCCAAACTCTACATCTTCAACCAAAGAAGAAAGTTTTTCAGCTTCAGTAGCTGCGAGGTCAGAGGTATATTTTCTTACTACATCTGCACGTTGTGACTCTTGTACAGATTGAAATAATTCAACATTCTCGTCAGTGGTTTTATTGAGTTGCTCTTCCAGCTCGGCAACCTGTTCTGACAATTCGTCAACCAGATCTTCCTTACCTTCAGGTACACTAAGATAGTGCTCTTTGAATACAGACTGCAAAGAAGTCATGAATGATTCTGCGATTTCGGTACGTAGACCTGCTTCAACAGCAACAGCATTAGACTCCATCCAACCTTCAACAACATAGTTTAAGTAAGCATCAACTTTCTCAACTAGGTCGCCTTTAACAGAAGAAACTTCTTCTTCTAGGTTTTGTGCATATTCACCTTCAAGACGATCAATTTCAGTACCAACTTTGCTTGATAGCGCAGCCTCAAAGATAGCTCCAGCTTTTCCGCGGAAACCATCAGAAAGAGTTGCTTCTTCAGCAACAAGTACATCTAGATCTTCTGAATAGTCAATGTGTGATACATCAGCAGTTTCTGTAACAACAGCTTCTTCTTCAGCATCTACATCTTCTTTCATTTGAGCAGCTTTCATCATACCTTGGTATAATTTAACAGCTTCATCTTTCTTAGCTTTTTTCATCATTGAATAAGCAGCATTTACGATACCAGCTTTAGTCTTAGGAATTTCTTGATCAGCACCGATTTCTTTTCCGTCTCCGCCGTCAACGCCATCAGCGTCTTCATCGACTTCAACTTCATCTTCATCTTCGTCCTCATCTTCTTCAACGTCGTCTTCATCTTTCTCGACTTCGTCTTCTTCCTTTTTGACTGCAGCTTTCTCTTCAAGTGTTTCCTCGTCTAATGAATCAACTTGTGTCTCATCAACGAGCTCTTCACTTAGCTCTGCATTATCAATGTCTTCGTTTACAATAGACATATATTATCTCCTTAGGAGTTTACAAGTTTAGAGAGGAAATTCTTAAAAGCTTTAATCTCAATATCCGCTGAACGCATATTTCGAGCCTCTTTTATTTCAGTCTCAATTATTTCAATTTCTTGAGGTTTTAAAATGCCATTATCCCACACCCAATCAACACCTTCCATAATACCATTAACGAATGCTTCGGGAGCAGATGGATCCTGTACAATATCTACAGTTGCTAACATAAAGTCTTTTCCGACCTGCATAACACCATTTTTTTTCTCAAGAGTACCCATACCACGACTTGATACACCAAGCTTCACACCACCTTCAAGTAGACCTTCAACGATCTTTCCCATAGGAGTCTGTAAGATTGATGCCTTTCCAATAACATCACTACCTTCAAAACGAAGTTCAGTGATCTTATGTGAAACTTTATCCAAGTTAATACCTGGTCCATCAGGGTGATTTAACTCACCAACTGCACGACCAGTCTTTACTTGTTCTTTTACGTACTTATTTACAGCAGCTTCTAAGATGCTTTTCTCGTAAACACGTCCGTTTCTATTTTGTTTATCGGCTTGCATGAATACGCCTTCAATGACATATTCTTTCTTACCGTCTTTCTTTGCTTCTGTAATAACCTGTAGGTTACTATCATGATATTCTGATATCAATTTCATTGTTCGAGTTCCTCGCCCATAAGTTTGATAAAGTCATTTACATTCTTTTCAGCTTCTTTAGCATTCTTAAAAGAATCATCTAATTTATCACCATTAACGTATACAGTAAACTTACCACCCTTTTGAGTAATGACGACATCAGTCTTCTTTTTCTTACCAGCTTTAAACGCCTTTACCTGCTTTTCACCACCAGCAAGTTTAACTTTTTCTCGGAGCTCGACAAATGTAAGCATATATTACTCTTCTTCTGTTTGTTTAGGTTGACCTAATTGAGATGCAATTTCGATTTTCTTTGCATCTAAAGCTGCAGTAAGCTTTTGACCAATAATAGTGTCAAAATCTTTTTTAGCATTAACGTTATCACCTTTGCTAACGTTATCAATTAATTGTAGTACGTCCATAATATCCTCTTTGTATTATATATTTATAAAAATGTTTATTTCTACAGTAAATCGGTATCGATATCGCCTTCGTCTTCATCACCTTTCTCTGCTTCCATATCCTTAGCCATATCTTCAATTTCTTCATCACTAAATTTAAGAATGTTTTTACGTACCCAATTATTAGATACATACTTACCAACATACTCATCTAAGGTAGAAAGCATTTCGAAACGTTCTCTAATCATTTCTGCTTCTTTTAACTCTGAGAAGTAGTTATCTTCAATGAAGTCAAAGTTAATATCTTCTTTCCAGCTTTCCCAATCTTGTGTGGTAATAATACCTTTCAAGATCAATTGTGTTTTAAGAAGCTGGATAAACAAATCAGAGAATCGGTTTCTCAGCTTATCAACAAACTTCTTAAATTTAACTTCTTCTCTACTAATCTCAGTAGATCGACCAATAGAGAATCCAGTATCTTGTTCCATACGTCCCATAGGAACATTTAAAGCTTTAAATAGTTTCTTCTGGAAGTATAGAATATCATCAATCTGACCAAGATTTTCTCCACCCGGCAATGTAGTAATTTCAGTTCCTTTACCACCTTCTCTTCGTGGTAGGAAGAAATCTTCCAACATTGACATATGTTTCTTATCATCTTTTACAGCACCAGTACTTGCATCATATACAAGCTTATTACGATACTCACTCATGATACCACGTACGTATTCTTCAGCTTTACCTTTCGGTAAGTTACCTACATCAATATAAAAGATTCTACGCTCTGGAGCTCTTGATATACGATAGATTACCAATGAATCTTCCATCATACGAAGCTGATTAACTGGTTTAACTGCCTTTTGTAAGTATGAAAGAATACGTTTACGACTTGGATCTAACATACCTGATGTACAATATGCAATCGAATCTTTATGTATTTTCAGACCAGACTGACGACCACTTGCATCAGAGGTATCTTCAGGATCACTATATA